TTGAGCTCCTCCATCTCTAGCGGTAACATTTAAATTCCAATTATTTGGACCACCTTCAAAAGTTTCTCCACCCAACATATTGCCAGAAGATATTAAATCTCCACTACTTTCAAACATTAAATCACCATCTGAATCAATTTGAGGACTTGTTGGATTTGAAGATTTACTAGTAGGATATAATATACGTTTTACACCAGCAGAATCTACCCAGCTAACTTTAGTATAGTTTACATAATCCTGAGGAAGTGCCATTTGTAATGTTGCCGGTACCGTTATTTCTTGTGCTTTACAGGATTTAAACGTATCAAAAGATAATTCTTGTAACGCTCTTTGAGCGTGAAAAGCAACATCAGTTCTTTTAATTTTAGATATTATTTTGCCCTCACCCACGTAAGCAATAATAAATTGATTTACTATATCGTTTAAAGATGTAAATTGGTAGTTCCCAAAACTATTGCTATCGTAATAACTTTCTTGCGTTTGATTTATTAATCCCATTTATTTATTGTTTTTCTTGTTGAACTTGTAATTGTTCTTGTACTTGCCCTGCTCTTGCAATATCATCTTTTTTCATTGAAATACCTGCAAATTTTAATATTTTATAAACCAACTCACTTTCTTCTGCTGGATGTAACTCGAAATTAACTACAGTTGAAGGATTGTAAAGAGCTTTTCCATTAACTACAACATATCCCCAACTAGGTTTTAATGGTTTTCTTACGTAAGTACAATTACCGGGCGCGGCAGGAGTCATGTTTAATGATAATGGTCCTATTCTAACATATACAGGTCTATTAGCAGTTGGTATTGTAAGAGGTGATTTTGTTAGATATAAAAGTTCGTTTTGTTGCACTTCTTCAACTTCCACGCCAATAGCGTTAACAACAGTACCTAGTCTATACAAATCAGTAGCGGTTATTGATCCTCCTTGAGTTACAGCGGCGACACTTTCAAAAAAAGCAATCTTTTCATTTAAATTATGTGACATATCGCTATATTCTTCGGAGCTACCATGAATTCTTTGATGTTGGTTTAAATCATAAAAATATTGTTCAAATATTTCCATTTGTGCTTGGTCAGCAAATAGATTGAACTCTTGAGGCGTTATATAACCTCTTTGCTCTTTATTAGCAAATGCTAAAACTTTTTGATATACCGTATCTATACTAACCATAATTTCTTTTATTTATTATTATAAGGAAACAATCTATTTAAAGTATCTTTCCTTTCTCCACAGTTACAAGGTTTTTTAGTTATCTTACTAACTGTATCAACAACTTTTTTAATTCCAGTTGCTTTTGTAATTTTTTCTATTGAGTCGCCTAATCCTTTAGATTTTTTCATATAATTAAATTTTGTAGTTTGCAATCGCTCCGTAGAGCGACTGCATCTACAGTTAGATTAATTTAATCTTTTTTCAATATTGGAGTAAATCTCCATTCCTTCGTCAGTTTTAAACCAAGCGGCTAAAGCTGAGTAAGGGTGCTCGTCAAATGGAACATTCATTAGTTTTCTATTATTAGAAGCCCAAGTAAAAGTTCTTTGATCTGATGATAATCTTAATAAACCTTCTTCAACTGCTTTTATACCAAAGTTTCTAAGAACAACATTGTCGTCATCCAATAAATCTAAAAACAATTCAGGTTGTTGTCTAGCAAATAGCATCAAATCTCTTTTAAGCTCTTTAGAACTCATCTGTGCCACTTTAGATCCAATCTCTACGCGCATAATAGCTTCTGCCATGTCAATGTCTAAACCTCTTGCTGCGATTATAGCGTCAGCTTCCATCTCTAAAACTTCAATTTGATTTTCAGCTTGTTTAGCTGGTTTATACTCTTCAAAAAGTTTATCTTTTAATGGGTGATATATAGAAAGTAGTTTTTGCAAAACAGTGTGTTCTCTTGGAACGTGTAATGCTCCATTTCTAAATACAATATGCTCCATTCTTTGATCACCTTTCATTTCGTCTACAAAAACTGTTGTTTGGTTTTTGCAATACTTAAGTTCTCTTTGATATCCTTTTTCTTCGTCAAAATAATAAATATCACAAGCCTTTATAGCTTTAGATAAAGGTCTTTGTCTATTTTTTAAAAAATAAGTTCTATCTTTTATTTCCCAAGTATCTTTTTTCTTTTTTGGTAATGGTTTTTCCATAACCGGTGTTTCAACTTTTGGTTGTTCTACAACCTGTGGCGTTTCTACCACTTCTGTTTTTTTTGTTTTTTTTGCCATAATATAATATATAATAAAATTAATAAAAATAAAAGGGAGTGGAGACTAGCCCCACTCTCTTTTAAAATATAATGATTAGTTTAATAACATGAAGTTATTAGCAGCTTGTGTAACTAAACATCTTTCAGATAGCATATGTATTTGCATTGCATCTAAAGCAGATGTAGTAGCGCCAACAGAACCAGTAACCCATGATTTCAGTCTTCTATCGTCAGTTTGAGAAGCTCTATATCTAACGTGTAAGAAAGGACGTTTAATATTTGATCCTAAGTTTTGGTCATAAACCGAAGATACACCAGCAGGTACAAATATACCTCTAATTGCACTTGCAGAATTAGCAGCATTAATACCACCTCTAGTTGACTTATCGTTTAAGTATCTAAAATCAGACTTGTAGAAATCATAAGATCCACGTCTAAAACCAGAAAAACCTAAGTTAAGAGCCATATCTTCAGAGTTGTCGAATACTCCGTAAGAAGTACCCAGAGCCCCATAAGAATTCATAGAAGCCAACATGTCATCAACAGCTAGCGAAGTATTTCTATCTAAGAACATCATGTTCTCTTCAATAGCACCTTGAGAATCAAATTCAGCCAAGATATTGTCAAACTCAAGTAAGTCACTACCACCACCAGTAATACCAGAAGAAGCATTACCTCTAGTTTCTACGGCATCAAATAAACCTTGAGTACCAGTAGCAGTACCTGCAGCTAAATCTAAAGAATCATCAGTTAAATCTGCAGCACTTACAACTGGATGACCAGTAGCACCTGCATTAGCAGCACCCCCCATTTTACCTTCTAACATAGACATTTCTAAGTAATCAGTGAAACGTGCTCTTGTGTCAGATGCAGCTTTTAAATACCATAAGTATCCAGATTGTCCATCTTCAGCAGCAACTTCAACCCAACCAATTCTAGACGCATCAGAACCTGATACCTCGTAGTAATCTTTTAAGATAATTGGTTTATTCATGAAAGATTTAAAAGTTGGCTCGTTTTTACCTCTTTGATCAGTAGCTGTACCGCCACTACCAACATCAGCACTAGTATTATAACTTGTACCTTTCATAAATTCAGAACCATAAACTAATATAGTAACTGATTGTGCAGCAGCACCCGAAGCATCAGTAATACCAGCTGTTTGTAAGTCAGCCACTCCATAAGGAGAAACTTGAATTTGACCAGCTACAATATCAACTGCTGTTACCAACGCTTTTACGACACCACCAGAGTTTGCTACTATAACAGTATCATTAACTCTAATACCATCATCACCAGCTGTAATTGCGTTACCATCAATATCATGAGTAATAGCTAGAATACCACCTAACGCGGTAGCACCACCATTATCATCTACTACTGTTCCTTTATACGATAGATGTAATCTACCTTGTTCAGACCATACAACTTGATCAGCTGTCATAGCCTCTTCAGCTCCTACTTGCGAAAGAAATCCTGAAATTGTTCTGTTTCCAAAAACTTCAGCTTCTTTCTCCATAAGATCTGGCATATATTGTTGCGCCCATCCCGCTCCCGCGGTTGTCGCTAGATCTAAATAGTTTGTGCTCAGCGCGGCTTGCGCAGCAGCTGGCGTACTATTTAGAACACTTCCTGCAGTAATTGCCATTTTTAATTTGTTTTAAATTGTTATTTATTTTTGTTTTTAATTTTGAACTTAAAATCAGAAGAATCTTCACCTAACACTTTAAACTTTAAACCACCTGCTTCAATTTTTCCATGAGTTTGTCTTGGATCCATATTAACATTCTTGGCTTTAGCAACACTATCTTTCATAGCATCAGCTTTTCCTTGTTCGTAAAAGTGTCTTGCAACAGCATCTGCGTTCATCGCTGTATATAAAGATTTATGATAACCCTTAGCATCTGTTAAAGTAGAGTTTTTATCCAAAAACTTTTTGGTAAAATTGCTTATATCACTCTGGGTATTCTTAACCTCTTCAGCATTGTTTACATTAAACCTGTATTTTTTATCACCGACGTTATATTCAAAACCTTTGAACTTATCGTTGAAAACATTATTTGTTTTCTGTGTAAAAATGTCAGAGTTCTTTTTAACTGTTTTTTGAGTTGCTTCTGACTCTTTGTTATATCTATTAAAGAAATCAATTGCTTTCTGTTGCTCACCCGTAAGTTTGCTTCCAGCTTTGATTTCTTCATAGTATTTAGACTTTTGCCCGTCTAAGTGGCTTTTAGCGTTGGCAACTTGCTCTTTTAACGCTAGTTTTTTTCTTCGTATATCTCTATCGTCATCTGCATCTTCGTCGAAAGAGAATTCATCTTCCATAAGGAAGTTAATTTCTTCATTGTTTAAATGAGGTTTTGTTTGCTTATAATATTCATATAATAAATCTTGATTGTCTAACTTGCTATAATCTTGATTGAGCTTAACATAATCATTTAAATCTCCACCAGTTTCTTCCATAAAGTCCATTAACTTTTGAATATTTTCTGGTAGCGGTTCACCGGTAGCTTTAGCTTCTGCAACAGCTTCTTCAACCTGCTCTTGAGTAGCTTCAATTTCAACTTCAATATCTTCACCTTCTTCGGTAATTTCTTCTAATACTGGGGTTTCTTGTGCTTCTGCTTCCGGCTGTACTTCTTCTTGTTTTTCTGTGGGCTCGGCATTTTCAGCGCTTGCAACCACTCCGCTGTCGTCAGTTGAACTTGTTTCAACCACAGCGTCTTCTTTTGGTTCTTCATTTTTTGTATCTGGTTTTATTGGTTTATCTAAGTCTACTTTAGTAATAGTTTCCTCAGCACTATCAATTTTGTTAATATCAACTTTAACTATATCGTCTTTTGGCGCTTTAAACTTTTTCATTCTAGGCTTTTTAACTTTAATTTTTTCTACGGTATTATCCACCACTGGCCCTTCTTGTTCTTTTTCTTTCATAATATAATATAATAATAATTAATAAATTTTAACTAGGATCAAACGCACCTAAATCAAATCCCCCGCCTAATATATCATTACCTGCGGACTCAAAGTTTTTAGGTGGTTTTCCACTATTTCTTTGTTCAATCATCTCGCTTTGTTGAGTTGCTTGAATTTTTGTTCTTTCGTCTTTACGATCTTCTTTTTGTTTTTCTCTTCCTTTTACGTTTTCAACTTCGGCACTTTTAAGTTGCATGTTATATTGAAATTCTAATCCCATTAATTCTTTTTTCATTTCAACCTCCTGCATCATTCTTTGCGACTCTATCTGCGCTTTTACTTGTTCTAATTGCGCTTGGCTTTGTGTTACAGCTTGATTTTTTTGTACTTCAGCTTGAGCGGCGGCTTGTGCAGACTGTTGATTTAACTCAGCTTGTTGCTGCATGTTTTGTTGTTGCAAAGCTTGGTCTCTATCTAATTTCTTTTTTCTACGTATTTTAAGAAGTTGATTTGCTAATTTTACATTTTTAATCTCTCTAATATCTATAGCATCAGCAAGTTCAATTATTTGCTGTTGTATTGCCATTTGAATATTATTTTCTAACATCATTTTTTCTTCTTCATCTGGTTGTAATTCTATAAATATACCAAAATCATACAGGTGTAACTGTTTTAACTCTTCTAATACAGCAGCATTGTGAACACCTATAGCCTGTATAAAAGCGTCTTTTGTTGGAGAATATTCTATAATATCAGATATTCTAAGTGATAAGCACTCCGCAACTTCAGCTGTTAAAAATAAACCAGATTGTAGTATATGTCTAGTTGCTGTATTAGAATTAGCAGCTGCTAATTTTTGCACTCCTACTAAAGCGTTTTTATCTGGCATACTACCATCTCTAGCCTCATTAAGCCCGGTTACATCTCTTATCATTTGTAAGTAATAGTTGTAATTACCAATAAGAGCTTGCATTTTATTTCCACCAGATCCTGATGTTATTTCTTGAATAGGAACTTTACCTGGGTTTTGATCACCATCTTGGGTGAATGATCTACCTATAACAGAACCAGTTTGAAAAAACATATTTAAGGCTTCTTGTGGATTATAGTTTGTTCCATTACCTAAATCAACCTCGGCCAAACCATCAGCATCTAAATAAACGCCATCTGGAACCATTCTTGATAACACTTGTTGAAGCTTTAAATGAGTTAACTGAATCATGTCAGCAAAACCAGTTATACGCTTTACCAAAGAGTCAATCCTTCCGTCGTACATTCTAGGAGCTACAATAGCATAATTCATTTTTACTTTGGTAAAATCACTCTTAGGGCGCATCATGTTTTTAGCCATTTCCCACTTCAATAACTTATCAGTACCTAAGATCATAGCTCCGTCATACAAGCACTCTATAGATCTCAACATTTTACTAAAGCCACCTTCCATATTTTCTGGTGGGTTAAATGAATCATCTTTTGGTATAATTTTATCAGCACCGCTACCGGTTTCCTTTACTTTATAAACTTCATTCATATACGTTTTATAATTAAAATATAAAACTTGAATAGTGTTCTCGTCTTCTTTATCAGACGAAAACCTAGTACTGTTGTTGTTTCTATTAAACGTTTTATTCTTCATTATATCTTCTAAATCACTTTCTGATAAATGAGGAAATTGTTTTGCTAATTCGTTTACTGGAATGGATTTAACCTCACCAACATAATATATATCTTCAAAATAAGGAGAATCTGTATAAGAATAAACAAGATTAGCTGGATCTACGTAGTCTACTACAACCCCTTCAGATGTGTTGAAAGAACTTTTTATCGCGCCTATCCCCAGAACTGTTAAGTCGTAATAAAATTGTTTTTTTATTAATTCATATTTACTGCCTTCTAACAAAGTGTTTATAGCTTGTTCTTCTGCTATTTCTATAGATTGCTTATATGCTAATTGCATATGAAGTTCTAACTCCTCTTTTGTGTCTGGAAGCTCTTCTATATTGCTTTTTCTAACGTTTAAATTTAATTCATTCTGTACTTTTTGATTAAATTCTTCTAGTCTCATATCTGTCAATATAGACTCCATGTATTCAGTTCTTTTAGAAATACCATAAGGATCTTGAGAAAAAGCTTTTATATCATAAGTTCTTTCTGATATACCATTAACAACGATATCTACAAATTTAGAAATAATCGGAACTGGTTTCCAGTCTAAATTTAAATAGGACAAATCACCATTTATTGATAACTCATCCTTATATTTTTGTATAGATTGCTCGCCTCTTGCATACAATCTTAAATTATGAAAATCATTTTGATTTGATTTATATCTATTGTGGTTATTATCTTTATTAAACCACTCTTGCTTTATAGCTTTACCTACTTTTAAACCATAATCGTAACTTAGCTTCTCAGCATCACTTACAGTTTGACTCGGAAAATAACTTTGCATGCCAGACTCTGCCATATTTATTATTTGATTATTTGTGAATTAGTTCCAGTATTACTATACTTAGAAACATTTATGTTTAGTTTGGGTTTCTCAACCTTTGCATTTGGAGCGTATAGATGTCTATTGTTAGCCATCACGGCCAACCCAGAACTTATTGTTGCGTCAAACTTTGTTCGCTTATTTATGTCGAATCTACTCCAATCGTTTAATAAATCATTAAAGTACAAGTCTCCAAATGTCCCATCTTGCTTCATGCCAACATGATCTTGTATATACATTTCGATCGCAGCCGCATGAGCTTGTTTTATATCTTCTGAGGAGTTAGGTATTCCACCAACTTCTTTTTCTGCTACAGATAATTTATTCCACACTTTATCCGGTCGATTCATAGAAAATCCTCGATATCCTCTTCTTCTTAAATAGTACAATAGTCTAGGTTTGTTATTCTCCGCTAATATTGGCATCCCATAAAATACTAACGCCATTAAAACATCTTCAAAGAATATCTCTGCCGTAGGTGGTCTTGATAAGTATTCTAAAAAGAAACTATTGGCCGGCGCGTCTTCCATGCTAAACCTGGTAAGTCCATGCAAAGCACCTTTAGAACCTTCTCCATCTACGGTTCCCGATATATCATATGAGTCACAACCAAATGCACCCATATGTTCGTTACCAGGATATTTTATACCATTTTTAAGTACCACTCTATTCTGTAATTGCTGAGGTGGAACCCAGCTAACTTTAAATCTACCTTTTGGATCTGGGTAAAATATTACTTGAGAATCTTTAATGCCATTTACCCATTGAAAATTACCGGTCGTAATTCCTAAGGTTCTAGACATCTCCTCGTTGTAATCTATTTGTTCGTATATTTTCACTAAGTTAAATATACTGTTTTTAGTCTCGTCTCTAAAGGCATGTTCTGTAGTTCTTGGGAATTGACGATAAAATTCGTTTAAAGCATCTTGATCATCTTTTAAACCATCTACTTCGTTCTGCCAGTTGTCTATTACACCTACATCTATTAATTCACCGTCTGGGGCGAGGACATCGATATCAGGAGTAGTGAAAACTGGAACTCCGTACTCGTCAATAAATCCCTCGTAGTTCCATTCCATTGGGATGAACAGAGAGTATAAACCAGACTTTGTCTGACCGTTTCTATTTCTTTTTGTGACATCGCTTGCATTGTATAGTTTTTTAAAGTTATCACCTCCTTTATCTAAAGCGTTTGATGTTGATCCCATCATACATTTACCAACAATTCTACTACCTAATCTTAAACATGTTTTTGTAACTCTCCAGTTGTTCAATATATTATCTGGCCTTTCCCATTTACCACTTTCATCGTGTACTAGTAATGCTAATTTTTCACCATCATAACTATTGTCTCCAGTATTTTTCCAATCAATAGTTGTATCTAGTCCTTGTATATCTTCTAGCTTTTCGTTAGCTGTGATCTTTTTTCTTGTGAACTTACTAGCTGGCACTCTATATGCTAACTCTGATTTTGGTCTATCCATACCATCTTGAACAGGTTTGAAGAAAAATGGGTAGTTTATACTTATCGGTACTACTTTATCAGTAAACATCTTTTTAGCATCTGAACCAGTCTTAGATAGTATACCATATCTACTATCACTTGCAAGAGTGGCTAAATTAACTGTTTCTGCAGATGACATGAACGAAAACCCTGATCTTCTGTTCTTTAGGTAACACATACCATAACATCTTTTATCTGCTTT